AGTAGGTCAACAATATTTAGAACAACACAATAATTGGCCTGCACAAATGTGGATTCAAACTTCATACAACACAGCAGGTGGACAACATAAAAACGGTGGAACTCCATTTAGAGGAAACTATGCAGGGATTGGTTATACTTGGGATGAAGATGATCAAATCTTCTGGCCTAAAAAACCATATGCATCTTGGGTAAAACATAATGATTCAGCTTCTTGGAAATCACCAATCGGTGATGCTCCAGCATTGACAGAAGAACAAACTTCACAAAACGAAGCAGCTACTCATAGCTGGTCTTACGTTTGGAATGAATCTGCATATCAAGCGGATAATACAGCTGGTTGGGACTTGACAGACGAATTAGCATAATATATATCTGGTGGTGGTATGCAAAAGAAAGTATTAACAGAACAAAGTCTATTCTATGGTGATATCGATATGCCGAAAGGTTTTGAGATAGACCAAGAAAAACTTACTAACGATATTTTACAATCTTCATTTACTAATAAACAATTTCCATTTTCAAGAACTTGGGATATGTTAAATACATATATAAGAGACTTTATTGGTCTTGATTATAGTATCAATTTAGTTAATAAAAATTCTTGGGGTGATATTTATAAACCTAGTCAAGTATCTAAACCTTTATTAAATGTTGATCCAGTAGATCTTCGAAACTCACCCGACTTTACAATGATTTACGGAGTTAAAGTTGATAAGTGTTGGATAAGAATACATTTTGATGATAATAGACGTAAAGGAAGAAGTTGGGACATAGAACTTAAAAAAAATATGTTTGTTATGTTTCCATCTACTAATATGTATATTGTATCAAATGATCAGAAAGATAGTTTGAATTTTGTTCAAACCATAACTTATGAATATATCTAATTACTACTGGTATTTTAGTGGTGTACTTACACCAAGGTTTTGTGATGATGTAATAGCTTATGCTAATCAACAAGAAGAAACAATGGCAAGAACTGGTGGGTTTGGTGATAAAAAATTATCTAAAGAAGAAGTTAAAGATTTAAAAAGAAAAAGAAACTCTGATTTAGTCTGGTTAAATGATACTTGGATATACAAAGAATTACACCCATACGTTCACGAAGCAAATAAAGCAGCTGGTTGGAACTTTGATTGGGAAAGAAGTGAGTCTTGTCAATTTACAAAATATAAACACAACCAATATTATGATTGGCACTGCGATAGTTGGGATAAACCATATCAACGAGACGATGTTAATAATCCAGAGCACGGCAGAATTCGAAAACTATCTATGACTTGTCAGTTAACAGATGGTTCAGAATACACAGGTGGTGAATTAGAATTTGATTTTAGAAACTACGATCCACATATGAGAGACGAAGCCAAACATTTAAGAAGAGCAAAAGAGATATTACCAAAAGGTTCTATTATTGTGTTTCCTTCTTTTGTATGGCATAGAGTTAAACCAGTAACATCAGGTACAAGATATAGTCTTGTAGTATGGCATTTAGGGAGGCCTTTTAAATAATGTATATAAGTAACTATTTTAACACTGCTATCTGGTCAGAACAAAAACCAGAGTTTGTAAAGTCATTAAACAAAGCATCTAACAAATATGTTAAAGAAGCTAGAAATAGAAATAAAGAACATATTAAAAAATATGGTGACTTTGGATTATCACATCATTCAACACCACTTACAATGGATAATGATTTTTTAGATTTTAGAAATTACATTGGTCAAAAGTCTTGGGAATATTTAGATCATCAAGGTTATGATATGTCACAATACACAACTATGTTTTCTGAATTATGGGTACAAGAATTTGCTAAAAAAGGTGGTGGTCATCATTCAGCACATATACATTGGAACCAACACGTATCAGGTTTTTATTTTTTAAAGTGCAGTGATAAAACATCATATCCAATATTTCACGAACCACGTACTGGAGCTAGAGCTACTAAATTAAAAATGAAACCAGATCAAAAAGGTGTATGGGGTGGATCAGAATTAATTCACTTTAAACCAAAGCCTGGTACATTGATTATCTTTCCTGGATATCTAGAGCATGAGTATGCAGTAGATTTTGGGATTGAACCATTTAGATTTATACATTGGAACATACAAGCCGTACCGAAAGAGATGGCAAAAGATGTTTAAAAAAAATAAATATACAGTAATCAAACAAGCTATATCAAAAGATCTAGCAGCTTTTGTTGCAAATTATTTTTGTATGCAAAAACAAGTTTATGATACTTGTAGAGAACGTAGATACTTTTCACCATTTGAAACTATTATTGGATATTACGAAAGTGAGAATGAACAGATTCCAAATACATATAGTCAGTATTCTAATATGGCTATGGAAACTTTATTATTAAAATGTCTTCCTAAAATGGAAGAAGCAACAGGATTAAAATTATATCCAGCATATACTTATGCAAGAATATATAAAAAAGGTGATGTTCTTAAAAGACACAAGGATAGATTTAGTTGTGAGATATCAACTACTATGAATCTTGGTGGTGATCCTTGGCCAATTTATTTAGAACCATCTGGTAAAGAAGGTCAAAAAGGTATTAAAGTAGATTTAAAACCAGGAGATATGCTGGTTTATTCTGGCTGTGAGCTAGAACATTGGAGAGAAAAATTCAAAGGTAAGGAATGCGTACAAGTATTTCTTCATTATAATAATCGTAAAACGCCAGGCGCTAGAGATAATATGTTTGACAAGCGTCCACATTTAGGTCTTCCTTCTTGGTTTAAACGATGATATAATCTTTAGATGGAGGCTGTGTCACCACCACATACCACACAGTCTCCTTTTAAGGATTTATATTTATGTTTTTTGGCGGAACTTCATTTGCATCAGCACCTTTTGCAGATCCAGGGTTTAACCCTAATGCATTAGCGATTGTTACAGGTAATAGAATCAACGAATCAACAGGTACTGTTGGTATCGTTGGTAAAGCTATTGTATTACCAAATGGTAGTAGATTTAATATTGGTATTGGTAATGTTCAGGTAGCCGATGTTATTGGTGTATCTGGTATTGCAACTGCTCTATCTACAGGTTTAGTTACGGTTTCTGCAAATGCAGGAATTGATGTAACAGGAAGTCAAGCAGATTTTACAACAGGTATAGTTAATGTAGCTGACGTTGTTGGAGTTACAGGTAATAGAGTTAATTTAGAAACTGGAGATGTAACTATTGCAGCAAAAGCAAATGTAGTACCTACAGGATCACAAACAAACTTTACAACAGGTTCTGTTACATTTAAATTTATATATTCTGTTACAGGAAGTGGTGTTGATTTATCTACAGGAACTGTTTCAACAACTGCAGGTGCAAATATATCGCCTACTGGATCAAGAGTTAATACAGATACAGGAGATGTTACAGTTGTTGCAGATGCAAATATTTCTGTTACAGGAAACAAAGTTGATATTACAGTTGGTAATGTAACTACCAAAGCAAATGCTACAGTAACCGTTACAACCAATAGACAAAATTTATCGACAGGAACAGTTACAATTGTAGCAAAAGCAACAGTGCTTCCAACAGGTAATGAATTAGATATTGGTACATCAACAGTTAATATTAGACAATGGAATGGTATTGTACCAGGTGCAAGTCAAACTTGGGTACCAATCCAAACAAGTAGAGGATCATAATGTTATTTGGAGCAACACCTTTTGCAAACTCACCTTTTGCCGATCCGGGTGGAGTTAGTATATTTGTAACTGTAAGTGGACAAAGATTAAACTTTGCTATAGGTAATGTTCAAATTATAGGTAAATCAGTTGTTTTACCTACAGGACAAAGAGTTGATTTAGCAACTGGTGATGTAGTTATTAAAATAGGTCAAACAGTTCTTGTTACAGGAGAAGAATTAGCACTTGCAACAGACACGGTAGATGTGATATCATGGAACCCAATAATTCCAGGAGCAACTGGTGTTTGGATTCCAATAGATCCAGATAACCCATAGGAGAATAAATGGCATCAAGTACGTCAAATGATTTAAAACTAGAACTCATTACTACCGGTGAAAAATCAGGTACATGGGGAACTATTACTAATACAAACTTACAAATTTTAGAACAAGCATCATCAGGATATTTATCCTTAGCGGTAGGATCAGCTGATGTAGCATTGTCATTAGCTAATTATGCAACATCAAATGGTAAAAATTTATACTATAAGTTAACGGGTACTCTAACTGCAAATAGAACGGTTACTATGCCAGATAGTGCTGAAAGAGTTTTTATAGTTGAAGATGCAACAGATAGATCTTCTTCTCTATATACTTTAACAGTTAAAACTGTTTCAGGAACAGGACTTACTTTACCAGTTGGATCAACTACAGTTTTATATTCTGATGGAACTAATATTACAGGTAAATTACAGACTAAAGGATACATTACACCGGGAGCAACATATACAACGGTTAATGGTGATCAAGTTTTAGTGGACACATCAGGAGGTGGTATCGGTGCACCTGTTACAATTAATTTACCCGTATCTCCTGCAATAGGTGATGAAGTTCATTTTATAGATTCAGGTAATAACCTTGCATCAAACAATTTAACAATCGGTAGAAATAGTTCTAATATTTTAGGCTCTGCTTCTGATTTAGTAGTATCTACAAACACAGCAGCATTTACTTTAGTTTATGTTAATGCAACAAGAGGCTGGGTATATAAAGATAACATATAGGAGCACGGACCATGGCTCTAATTGATTTTAAAGTCTTACCAGGAATAGACAAACAAGATACCACATCTGGTGCAGAAAATAGATGGGTTGATTGTGATAACACAAGATTTAGATATGGACTACCAGAAAAAGTTGGTGGTTGGTCATCATTAATTACAGATACAATAGTAGGTGTTGCAAGACGTCAATTTGCTTTTGTAGATATATCTGGAAATAGATACATTGCAATTGGAACAGATAAATTTTTGCTTATATATTTTGAAGGTCAACTCTATGATATTACACCATTAAAAACTACTTTAACATCTTGTACTATTGCAACTACATCTGGTTCAGCTGTTTGTTCTATTACAAAAACTTCTCATGGTTTAAATGCTGGTGATATTGTATTATTAGATAATGTAACTTTACCGGGAGGTACAGGTTATGTTGATTCAGATTTTGAAGATAAATTATTTCAAGTAACAAGTATTACAAGTTCAAGTGTATTTACAATTACACAAAGTTCTAATGCTACAGCAACGGTTGCAACGGGAGGTAGTCTAGAAGTTAAACCTTATGAGACAGTTGGACCTGCAGAACAATCTTATGGTTATGGTTGGGGTATTGACACCTGGGGCAGTGGTAATTGGGGAGAAGCCGCTTCTGCATCTGACGTGAGTCTGGAACCAGGCCTCTGGAGTTTAAGTAACTTTGGTCAAGTATTAGTTGCAACCATTGCAAATGGAAAAACTTTTACATGGAATGCGGGGGACGCTTCAAGATTAACAACAAGAGCATCAACAACTACATCAGGGTTCGAGACAACAAACAACCCAACAGCAACTAGAGTATCTTTAGTATCACCTACAACACGTCACCTAATTCATTTAGGAACTGAGACAACGATTGGAAATACAGCAACTCAAGATGACATGTTTATAAGATTTTCTGATCAAGAAGATATTAATGATTATGTTCCTACTGCAATTAACTCAGCTGGATCACAAAGATTACAGGATGGTACAAAAATTATAGGTTCACTAAAAGCAAAAGAAGCAATTCTTGTTTGGACAGATAATGCATTGTACACAATGAAATTTATTGGAGCACCTTTTACATTTGGATTTGAGCAAGTTGGTACTAACTGTGGATTGATAGGTAAAAATGCAGCTGTTGAAATTGATGGTGTTGCGTTTTGGATGTCTAATAATGGTTTCTTTATGTTTGATGGTACAGTTAAATCTTTACCTTGTTCTGTTGAAGATTATGTCTATGATCAAGCAGATACTACAAAAGGTCAACAAATTTATGCTGGATTAAATAATCAATTTACAGAAGTAACTTGGTATTATCCCTCAACTAGTTCTGATTATAATGATCAATATGTAGTATTAAACTATGGAGAAAAAGTAGAAGGTGGTGTTTGGTATATAGGAACAGAATCTAGAACATCTTGGATTGATGCTAGTGTATATCCTAAACCTTCAGCTACTAAATTTAATGACTCAGCTACCGGTACTTTCCCAGTTATTATTGGTGAAGACGGTCTAGGTCAAACTACTTTATTTGAACATGAGGTAGGAACTGATCAAGTAAATCCTGATGGTAGTACTACAACGGTTACCTCATTTGTAAAATCTTACGACTTTGATTTACAGAGTCAAGGCACATCAGGTGATATATTTTTAGCTATGAGAAGATTTATACCTGATTTTAAAGACTTACAAGGTAATGCAAAAGTAACTTTAGCAGTTAAACGTTATCCTCAACAATCAGATACAACTACTTCTTTGAGTCCCTTTACAATCAACGCAAATACTGATAAAAAGGATACAAGAGCCAGAGGCCGGTTTGTTAATATCAAGATAGAAAATACTGATGTTAGTGAGTCTTGGCGCTTTGGTACATTACGTATAGATATACAACCAGATGGACGTAGATAATGGCAACTTTATTTGATTTAGCACAACAATATTTAAACAGAGCTTTACCTGAAACTTTTAGGTATGATAGAACTAATCAACCTACAATAGGACCTATTATAAGACCACAACCAATACCCGGACCTGTAGCAAAAATATTACCTGTACAAGGTGGCAATGAAGAAGGATTTAGTGTTTATAATCCTGATCCTAATAGAACAAAAACTAAAGATAATTACAGTCCTTATGCTGCAAGGCAATATTATGCTAGACCTGATAGTGATGTAGGTATTCCTTCAGGTATATTATCAAACTCTGAATTTTTATATGGTAAAAAATCACCATTAGATTCTTTAACATCTATGATGCCGGGTAAAAAAATTTTAGAAGGAATAGGTTCTTTATTACCTACGAGTGATAGAGGTATATTAGAAAACGAATTAACAGGTAAAGGTTTTGCCATAGATGATGTTGGAAGATTTGTTGCAGCTACTCCAGGTACAATAAATACGGCAGAAAATATTATGGCAGGTTATAGTGCTTACCGTACTGATGCAGATACTTTTCAAAAAAGAAGAGATCTGATTAATGCTAAAATGAGCGATACAAATATTAATCCTAAAACTGGAAAAACATATAAAGAAGAAAAACTGGCAGCACTTGATGAAGCAGAAAGAAGATTTTTTGCAGCAAAAGATTTAACAACAGGTATTTCAGATCAAAAGAAAAAAGCTAAAGATCCAACTTACAAATCAACTCAAGAATTAATTGATATAGGTATTCAAGCAGCAGATGATGATAGTGAAGATGATATGTATGATGGTGGCAATATTTTAGATACAATAACACCAACAGGACCAACTTATGGACCTTATTCACCAACAGGACCAATAGTAACAGGACCAACTTACGGACCATATAGTGGTGGCGGTGGTGGTATTACGTATGGTCAAACTACACCTAAAACAATAACATCAGGTAGTGTATTAGCAGATAAAAATATAAATAAAATTGATGATTACATAGATATAGGCGGTGGAGGTCGTGATAGAGACGATGGACCAAGTACAACACCTGATTATAGTAATGTAACAACCGCAAAAGGACCTCCAAGTCAAATTTCTAAACCTTCATATGGAACAGGTAGTGGTGGTTTAGGTGATTATCAAATACAACCTTCTAAACCTGAAACTAAAAAAGATTATGGACCTTACAGCGGCGGCGGAGGCGGCGGAGGCGGCGGCGGAGGCGGCGGCGGTGGCAAGATCGTTTGTACTATGATGAATGAAACATATGGCTTTGGATCTTTTAGAAATAAAATTTGGTTAAAACATTCAAAAGGTTTAGCACCTGAATATCAAAAAGGTTATCACAAATTATTCTTACCATTAGTTAAAATTGCTAAAACAAATAAAGTAGTTAGAAAAATATTAGAACACATTGCAGTTCATAGAACTATAGACATACGTCAGGAATCAAGAGGCAAGGTACATTTGCTAGGTAGAATGTATAGAAAAATACTAGAACCGCTTTGTTATTTTGTAGGAAAACATGGCTAAAATAGTAATAAGAATACCTGAACCAAAAGAACAGTACGATGTTTCTAACCAGAAACAAATTAATAGAGCAATTAGTTTGATAACAGAACAATTGAATTCAACTTTTTTAGATGAATTAAAACAAGAGACTGAAAGATACACTTGGTTTAAATCTTCGGGGAGTAGTAATTAATGGCTAACATATATAAAAATGCACAGTTTGATTTAACAACTACTGCTGCTACCGATATTTATACGGTACCATCTAACTCAAGAGCCATTGTTCAAAATATACACATGGCAAATATAGGAGCGGGAAACGTAGTTGTACATGCACATATTTATGATAATTCAGCAACCACACAATATACGTTTGCAAAACATACAATTGCAGCAAGTAATTCGCAATCAGTATCTGATGGATCGGTTGTGCTAGAAGAAAATGATATATTGCGAGTTCAAGCAGATAGTGCTAATGATATAGAAGGAACTTGTGCTATACTAGAAATTAACAGGGATTAGGAGGATAAATGGCGTTTAAAGAAGAAGGCGAAGTAAACTACACAATAATAAATGGTAAAAAAGTACCAGTTGTTAAATGTGAAACTGAAGTAGTATTGAGAAATACACAAACTAATTACGAGTACAATTCAGATAAAGAAGCAGAAGATGATATTGCTAATCCTGAAACAGCTACTCAACAAGAACATGTAACAAGATCATTAAAAATTAAAGTAGCAGCAATGCCACCATTAGGAGCAGCGTCAGAGTAATGCCAATTTCAAGAGGACAAATGCCGAGACAAATGTATGGACTAGGAAGTCTAGTAAAGTCTATTGGTAAGACTGTTAAAAAAATAGTTAAATCACCTATTGGTAAAGCAGCTATATTAGGTTTTGGTGCTAATGCATTGATGCCTGGAGGACTAAGTTCTTTATTTGGTAGTGGTGGTGGACTAACAGGTATTTTAAGTAAGGGTAAAGATTTTATAGGTGGATTATCTACTGCAAAAAAAATAACAGGAGCTTTAGCTTTAGGTGGTGCATTTGCAGGTATGGAAGATCAACAAGTAGAAGAGTTAAAAAGAAACCCTGAAGCTTTAAGAAGTTATCTTGCACAATATTATAGAAACTTAAATCAAGGTGCTAGTGATCAAGAAGTAAATAGATTTGTAGAAGCTAACATGACTGAGTACAAAGCTAATGGTGGTAGAATAGGTTATGATGATGGAACAGATCCTAAAAAAGAATATTTAATTAAAAAAGGATATGGAGACATGGTAGAAAATATGTCTGTAATAGAAATAGATGAATTATTTAATAGTGTAAAAGGAACCACTACTGCAGCAAACACATATAGAGAACCCGCATACATGGGTGGTAGAATGGGTTATGAAAATGGAACAAAAGAAATAGTTCAACCCTCTGCTTCTATGATGGTAGATACAACTACTTCTAATCCAATACCAGATGATGCTCCTCAAAAAGAAATATCAGAAGTAGCAAAAATCATGCTTGGTCCAGGTAGATCTGGAATTGGAGAACCTGAAGATGGTACAATGAAAGGTTATCAATTTTTTAGAGAAAAATATCTACCTAAAAAAGTAACAGAGATAGCAGAAAATTATGGTATTGAAGAAAATGAAGTTTTAAGAATGATTAGAGATGAAATGATGCAGTATATAGATGCACCTAAATCACTTGAAAAACCTGAAATGGCTAATGGTGGTAGAATGGGTTTTGCAATGGGTAATCCAGAAGAAAACGCGGTTCAGGCTTCAGGCATCATGAACCTACCTTTAAACCAAAATCCTGCTGGAATTACTGAGCTAGATTTACGAGAAACAGGTGGATTTATTCCTCCAGTTGGTGTAAAAGAAAAGGCAGATGACATTCCTGCAATGTTATCAAATAACGAATTTGTATTTACAGCTGATGCTGTAAAAGGAATGGGTGACGGTGATGTCAACAAAGGTGCACAACGTATGTACGATATGATGAAAAAATTAGAAAAAGGCGGTACAGTATAATGGCAGTTTCAGAAACAAGAGTATTACCACCAGAATTTATAGAAGCAGCGGGTAAAACTTATTTAGGTGATTTATCAACAGCAGTAGGTGATTATAAAGCCGCTGATCTTTCAAAAGTATATGGACCACAATTTGTAGCTGGACAAGATCCGTTACAACAAGAAGCAATAAAAAAATTACAAGCAGGTATTGGTTCTTATCAACCTTATATTCAAGCAGCAGAAGCAGCAACTGGACCACAAGCTTACCAAGCTTACATGTCTCCTTATCAACAAGATGTTATTGATGCAACTTTACAAGAGTTTGATATACAAGCACAAAAAGGAATACCGGGAATAGCTCAAAACGCAATTCAAGCAGGAGCTTTTGGTGGTTCAAGAATGGGTGTAGCTGAAGCAGAATATGGAGCAGCATCTGCAAGAAATAGAGCTGCACTACAAGCACAATTATTATCACAAGGTTTTGGACAAGCTAATCAATTAGCTGCACAACAATTTGGTCAACAAATGAATTTAGCCGGACAAGTTCCTGCATTACAAGGAGCAGACATCGGTGCACTAAGTACGATGGGTGGTGCATTACAACAACAAAAACAAGCTGAACTAGCTGCTCAACAACAATTAAATATACAAAATTTAAATCAACCATTAACAGCTGCACAACAATATGGTTCAGGAGTTACAAGTTTAATAGCTGGTTACCCTGGTAAATCTGTTCAAGAGATAACTCCTAATCCAAGTGGATTATCATCTTTATTAGGAGCAGGTTCTACATTAGCCGGTATTTACGGAGCATTAAAAAAATAATGAGTAGAGTATTTAGAAGACCAATGTTTAGAGGTGGTTCTACTAACATGAATGGTATCATGTCTAACATTGAAGACAGAGAAAATTTTCAAGATGGAACAACTGCAGAAAGACTTCAAAAAATTGCAGAACAATATCCTGATCAAGGTATTAGTCCGTTAAATCAATTTTTAATTCAAGGTGGATTAAATTTAATGTCTCAACCATCTACAGGTAGTACACTAGGTGATATAGCTACAGCTGCAAAAGCACCCACAGCTCAATTATTAAAAGACTTATCTGCTAGAGGACAACTAAGAAAAAAATTAGCGTTAGAAGGTGAAGTAATGGATATTGAATCTGAGCAAGCTGAAAAACTAGCTAGAATAAAAGCATCTAATAAAGATTTTTTTGCAGCACAAACAGATGAAGCACAGTTTGAAGTTTTAACAGATTTATATTCTACTTCAAATATTCCACAAATTAAACAAGGTGCATCTAATTTAGCTGACTTTAGATTAAAACATAAAAATCAACCTTATTACGAATTAGGTTATGAATATAGTAAAAAAAGTAAAAAGTATGAACCTGATTTTGGAGCAGTTCCAATAGGAGGTTTGACATATGATCCTGGTGAAGGAAAAGCTTACAGAAGAAACTCAGACGGTAGTTTTACAGAATTAAATCCAATAACTTTAGAACCATTAGACGTTGATGGTACGGAGTAAACATGGCTACTCTAGTCATAGATCCAATTACAGGGAAACTGGTCTTAGAAAAATCTATACCTGGTAAAGAAAAACAAAAACAATCACAAGAACAAAACAAACAAGACTTAGTTAAAGCAGGTATTGATGAAACTGATATTGAATTACCTGAAGCTGAAGATAATAACGAAGTAAGTGGCGCTACTGCATTTGCAGCAGGTCTAGCATCTGGAGCGATTAAAGTAGGTGAAGGTGTTGTATCATTGGGTGCAGAGTTAATTGACTTAGGTGGAGATACAAATACTGCAGCAGCAGTTGAACAATTTTTTGATGACTTAAATCCTTTTGAAGAAATTGCAGAACAGAGAGCGGTTGGAAGATTAACTGAAGCATTAATTCAAATAGGTATACCTGGTGGTGCTGGTGCAAAAGCAGCAACCATGGCAGCTAGAGCTTTGAAAGCAAAAAGAGCTGGTAAGTATGTAAACTTTAAAGGTAAAAATCTTAAAAAAGGTACAGCTAAAGTAAAACAATTAAATGATTTATCTGGTAAACAAAGATTTGCAGCTATAGTTGCAGGTGGTGCAGCTGGAGAAACGTTAGTAGCTGATGTAGAAAAAATAGGAACGTTTGGAGATTTATTTGAAGGAGGTCCTACAGAACTAGATAGAGATATTTCAGAAGATCCAGCAGAAGATGCAACAAGAAAATTAGCAAACAGATTAAAGTTTGGTTCTGAATCAATATTACTTACACCATTTATTTATGGTGTTGGAGCAGGTGCAAAAACATTAGCTAAAAGAGGAAAAGAATTAGCTTACAGTAGTTCTAAAATAGAAAGAGGATTAGATAAATTAGCAAGTGTGTTTAGATTTAGAGGTACTAAACCTGGAGAAATCGCTGCATCTAAACAAACTCAAAAAGCAAGACAAATGAGAGATACAAACTTTTCTGAAGAAATGGTAGCTCGTATAGACACTGAAGTTGATAAAGTTTTTCCAGAGTTTAGAAAGTTTTTTAATGCATCTAGTGTTGCAGAAAGAAAAGAATTTTTAAAAGTATTAGATAATACTTTATTTGAAGGAGATCTAACTGCTCCTATAGACTCTAATTTAAAAAATCAACTTAGAAAAATAGTTACTAAAAGAATGGGTGCACAAAAAGGAAACCCAGTAGCTGATAATATTGTAGAAGTATTAACTAAAACTAGAAAAGAGTTTAATGATTTATTAGAAATAACTGCAGCTGGTCCAGGTGCTAAGGTAGATTTACCTACCGGTGTCACTAGAGATTTAAGACAGATAATGGGCAATAGAGTTAAAAACTATATTGGTAATACATTTGAAATATTTGAAGATGCAGAAGCAGGTTTCTTTTCTAAATATAAACCAACTCAAGATTCTATAAATAATGCTAAAGCTTTATTTATGAGATATGCAGCTAAAAATAAAAACCCTATTACTGAATTAGAAGCAGAAGGTATGGTTAATGATATTATAAAACAAGTTAGGAAGATGGACCCTAGAAAAGATACATTACCTACTTTTGCATATCAAAATTTATCTAAAGCTGCGGATGATGCAACTGGTTTAAAAACATTTGCACAAACTTTAACAAAAGATTTACCCGGTGGTAAAAAAGAAATACAAGTTATAGGTAAAGGATCAAAAGTATTTAGAGAATTGTTTGGTGAGATTGAAGATGCAAGGCATTCTATCTTTGAAGGTATGAATAGATTATCTACTATTGCTAGAAAGAATCAATTGTTTGATGAAATATTAGATACTGATGATGCGATGAAAGCAGCAGCTAAATCAGATACACCATTAGGTCAAAGAGGATTTTTTCATGGCAGTCCACTAATTGCAAAAAGAGCTTTTGGGCCTGAAGCAGATATTGTACCGATGGATGATTATGTAAAAG